CATCTGGTCTGGTTGATAGAAATAAAGGACTAGTTCTATCATATCTTCATAAAGCAATCAAAGCACTCAATCAACTTCGCATGATTGAGGATTCTCTTGTAATCTATCGCTTATCGAGAGCACCAGAGCGTAGAATTTTCTACATTGATGTTGGTAACCTACCAAAAGTAAAGGCAGAGCAATATCTTCGCGATGTGATGATGCGTTATCGCAACAAACTTGTGTATGATGCAAACACTGGTGAGATGCGCGACGATAAAAAATTCATGTCGATGATGGAAGATTTCTGGCTACCTCGCCGTGAAGGTGGTAGAGGAACTGAAATTTCTACACTTCCTGGTGGTCAAAATCTTGGAGAAATTACTGATATTGAATATTTTAAAAAGAAACTCTTCCAAGCACTGAATGTTCCTCCATCAAGAATGGCATCTGATGGTGGATTTAATCTGGGAAGATCCTCAGAAATCCTAAGAGATGAAGTTAAATTCAGCAAATTTGTTGGAAGATTGAGAAAGAGATTCTCAGCAATGTTTAATGACATGCTGAAAACTCAACTAATTCTCAAAAATATTGTAACCCCACAAGACTGGGATCTGATGGAAGAGCATATTCAATATGACTTCCTTTATGATAATCACTTTGCAGAACTCAAAGAAGCAGAACTTTTAACTGAAAGACTTAATCTGGTTGCGACTGCTGAACCATATGTTGGTAAGTATTATTCACAAGATTATGTTCGCAGAAGTATTCTGCGCCAAACTGATCAAGAAATTCTTGAACAAGATGCTCTTATCAATAAAGAAATTGAAGACGGAATTATTCCTGATCCAAATGCACCTATGCCAATGGAAGGTGGTGAGATGGGAGATCTAGGTCAACCAGTTATGGAACCAGAAATGGATGGATCTGCTACCGAAGCACCAGAAGTTAAAATGCCCAAAGGTGGGGAGATATAAATAAAAACGAAAAGTTAGTGTAACACCATGGATGAATTAATGGATTTGATTATTGCGGATGAAAGTCCTTCGCAAGTCAGTGACTATATTAAAGATGTTCTTTTCTCAAAAAGTGCAGAAAAAATCGAAGCAATGAAGCCAAGTGTTGCTGCATCTATGTTTGCGTTTGACGCAGAAGAAACGGAAGAATAAATAGATAATATAGTTGAGTATTAAGAATAATGGCACTTAAACCAGTAGGTGTTGGTACACAATTCGCCACTAGCACATCAAGCGCAAAATCAACAGCAATTTCTGTTCAATCTGACACTATCAGATTGACTGCTGTAACCGCTGGTGCTCACGTTGCGATTGGTACTGAACCAACAGCAGATATTATAAATTTTTATATCCCAGCTGGATCTTCTGCAACTCTTGCATTAACCCCAGCATCTCAAAAAGTTGTTGGTGTCACCACTGGAACCACAACGGTTTTGGATTTTCCTGAGGGAACTGGTTCACCATTTGAAGTTGGTGACTACTTATCACTAACTGGTGGAACTCAAAGTGATTTTAATTTCTCCCACAAAGGAGTTATTTCTGTAAATACAACTGCAAACGTTGGTGGATACTATTCTACACGAATTGTAGTCGATCATGATTCGAGTGCAGTCACTGCATCATTCACTGACAAAGATTGTATTGCAAGAAAATCAGTAAAAGTTGCGGCAAGAACAGATGCTGCAACTGGCGTTTTACACATTCACCAAGTTCAAATCTCAGGAGTAGCCTAATGAAACTCATTAGAGAAGAAATCGAAAACGTAGAAGTTATCGTCGAATCTCGTAACGGTAAAAAATCACTTTACATTGAAGGAGTTTTCCTTCAAGGTGATATCAAAAACCGTAACGGACGTATGTATCCAATGGAAACTCTTCGTAGAGAAGTTGGAAGATATAGCGAGAGTTTCGTTGACAAAGGTCGTGCTCTTGGAGAACTTGGTCATCCAGACGGTCCAACCGTAAACTTAGATCGCGTTTCTCACAAAATCGTCTCTCTTAGAGAGAATGGAACTAACTTTATTGGTAAGGCGAAAATCTTATCTACACCAATGGGAAAAATTGCAGAGTCACTTCTGTCCGAAGGTGTAAAACTTGGTGTTTCTTCCAGAGGAATCGGATCACTGACTCAAAATAGAGAAGGTGTGAACATTGTTGCTGACGACTTCATGTTAGCAACTGCTGCTGATATTGTAGCAGATCCTTCTGCACCAGATGCTTTTGTTGAAGGTATTATGGAAGGAAAAGAATGGGTATGGGACGGTGGTATTCTCCGTGAGAAGAGAATGACCGAGATGAAAAAGTCAATAAATACCCTAGTCTCACAGAGACAATTAGATGAGAAGAAGTTGGAACTTTTCAACGATTTTCTCGCAAATATTTAATTTATAAATAAATATAGTTATAAACAGGTAAATCGGAGAGTTTCAAATGTCTGGTGGTAACTTACAAGAGATGGAGACGGCAGTGGGCAAGCAATCCAAGACAGCTGTAAATGCTGGTGCGAAAGCTGGCGATCCAATGCCAAAACTGCAAAATGATGGTTCTCAGTTAGCGAGCGTCGAAGATCTCGGCGGTCCAACTCCTGAGAATTACAGAGTAGATGATGATTCTGCAAAACTGAGAGAACCTTCACTCAAAACCGTCAAGGACATTGTTAATAGGGGTGCAAAGCCTGCTGATCCAATGCCAAAGATGAAGAAAGAAGAATCTGAGGTTGAGGATGAAGAGGTTATCGAAGAATCCCCTGAGATTGTTGATGAGGTTGTCGAAGAAGAAGTCGTTGAAGAAGAAATCGAAATCAACGACGAAGTTAACGTTGAAGAAGACGTTAACGCTCTTCTCGGTGGTGAAGAACTCTCCGAGGAATTCAAAGAGAAAGCAAAGACAATTTTCGAAGCTGCTCTGAGATCCAAGGTAGTTGAAATCAGAGAAGCACTTGAAGCACAATTCGAAAGAAAGCTTCAAGAAGAAATCGAAGAAATGAAGGGAACCCTCATCGAGCGCGTAGATTCCTATCTGGAATACGTTTCCGATGAGTGGGTTTCTGAAAACGAACTTGCCATCGAAAATGGCATTAAAACTGAGATGACCGAATCATTCCTTGCTGGAATGAAGGGTCTTTTTGAAGATCATTATGTAACAATCCCTGAGGAGAAATATGATGTGCTGCATAGCATGGTAGACAAACTTGATGAGATGGAAACAAAACTCAACGAGCAAATTCATAAGAACATCTCACTCAACAAGCGTCTCGCAGAGGCGGTTGCTGACGGAATCTTTGAAGAAATTTCTGAGGGTCTCGCAGACACCCAGAAAGAGAAGCTCGCCTCACTTGCCGAAAGTGTAGAGTTTGAAAGTGAGACTGCATATCGTGAAAAAATGAAGACGCTAAGGGAGTCATACTTCCCAACTAGAACGGCTTCTTCGACCGCAGCAAAGACAGAAACACTATCTGAGGGTGTTGAGTCAGTACCAGCAGATCCTTCATATTCTGCTGATATGGCAACATACCTCAAAATTATGTCTTCTGTTGCAAAGAAAAACTGAATTTAACATTAAACCAAACTAACTTTTAGGAGAAACGCAAATGTTCCATTCCGAACACTTGCAGGAGAAGTGGGCACCTCTTCTGGACTATCAAGGTCTTGACGCAATCAAAGATTCGCACAGAAGAGCAGTTACCGCAGTCCTGCTGGAAAACCAAGAAAGATTTTTAAAAGAGCAAGCTGCATTTGAGCATGGCTCAATGGGCAACCTCATGGAAGCCGTTCCAACCAACTCAGCTAACGCTGCTGGTGGTTCAGGTGGATTTGGTGGCACCGCATCGTCACCAACCGCTGGTTTCGACCCTGTTCTGATCTCCCTGATCAGACGCTCCATGCCTAACCTGATCGCTTATGATCTGGCTGGCGTTCAACCAATGAGCGGTCCTACTGGACTGATCTTCGCAATGCGCTCCCGCTACACTTCACAGAGTGGCGCAGAAGCATTCTTCAACGAAGCAGATTCCGCATTCTCTGGTCAGGATGCTGGATTCGATGAGGTCGCTGGTTTCAGCGACATTGCTGCTGGTATGGGTACTACCGCACAGTCTGGCGATAACCCATCAGTTCTGAACCCTGTTGCTACCGCATCTTCAACCGCATATGATGTCGGTCAGGGCATGGCAACTGGTGATGCAGAAAACCTGAATACAGGTAATGATGCATTCAACCAGATGGCATTCTCAATCGAGAAAGTCACTGTTACCGCTAAGTCAAGAGCACTCAAAGCTGAGTACTCCTTAGAACTGGCACAAGACCTGAAAGCAATTCACGGTCTGAACGCTGAGGCTGAACTCGCAAACATTCTCTCAACCGAGATTCTTGCTGAGATCAACCGCGAAGTTATCAGAACCATCTACAAGGTTGCTGAGCAAGGTGCTGCTGTTAACACTGCTACCGCTGGTCAGTTTGACCTTGATATCGACTCCAACGGTCGTTGGTCAGTTGAGAAGTTCAAGGGTCTGATCTTCCAGATCGAGCGTGATGCTAACGCGATTGCACAAAGAACTCGTAGAGGAAAGGGCAACGTTATCCTTTGCTCTGCTGACGTTGCTTCTGCACTCACCATGGCAGGCGTTCTGGATTACACCCCTGCACTCAACGCTAACCTGAACGTTGATGACACTGGCAATACCTTTGCTGGTACTCTGAACGGTAAGTACAGAGTATACATCGACCCATATTCGGCAAACGTTGCTGCTAACCAGTACTACGTTGTTGGTTATAAGGGTTCTTCACCTTATGACGCAGGTCTGTTCTATTGCCCATATGTTCCTCTCCAAATGGTTCGTGCCGTTGGTGAGAACACCTTCCAGCCAAAAATTGGCT